ACTTGCGTCGATCCGTGGTACCAGCCGCCCCCGTTTTTGAGAACGGTGATTGTTGTGCCGAGAGCCAAGAAGACCGCCGGGACCGCGGTCGACAAACGTAACGGGCAGCGGGCGGTGCTGGGCGTGGTCCCCGGGTTGAAGGTCGAGCGGTTCGACCCACCCGAGGGACTGTGTGAAGCGGCTATGGCGGCGTGGGAAGCGTTCTGGGTTGACCGGCAGGCGGTGCTGCTGACCCCATCGGCGAAGGTGGTGCTGCTGCGCTGGGTCGATGCGCTGGACCGGTATCTGCGGACGCTCGGCGATGCGGATCTGTCGCCGCTGGTAGACGGTTCCCAAGGCCAGGAGGTGCTGAACCCGCTCTACCGGGTCGCCGAGCAGATGCGCGCGACGGTGGAGGCGTGCGAACGGCAGCTCGGCATCGGCGGGTTGAACGCCTCGCAACTTGGTTTGGCGGCGATCAGCGAGGCGCGGTCGCTTCAGGACATGAACGCACGGTACGGAGGTTCAAGTGGCGACGGCGACCAGGCCACCGAGCGGGACACCGAGCGGGACCCGCGCCGCCGTGCCATCAGGATCGCCTCGGGTTCCTCGTGAGCTTGGCTGCCTGAACTGTGGCTGGCATCCCAAGCGTGGGAAGCTGTGGCCAACGGAGGGGCCGGTCGCGGTCCGCTGGATCCAGGAGAACCTGATCCAGCCGGAAGGCGATTTCTTCGGCCAGCCATTTGCGTGCCGCGACGACCAGAAGCTGTTCCTGTACCGCTGGTACGAGTATTGCGAGGACTGCGGCTGGTGGCGCTACGACGAAGGTGTCCGCGGCGCGGCGACCGGGGATGGCAAGACGACGCTCATCGCCGCGATCGGGCTGCTAGAGTTCGCCGGCCCATCACAGATCGCGCCAACCTCACCGATCGTGTCGATCGCGGCGGCGGCGTTCGACCAGGCCGACGAGCTGTTCCGCAAGGCCGGGCAGATGGTCGGCGGCCAGCGAGACGAGATCACCGAGGCGCCGCTGTGCGGGTTCTTCGAGGTCTACGACACCGAGATCCGCTTTCGCGATGGGCAGCCCGGGGTGCTGGAGCGGGTCGCCGCAGTGGCGGGGACCAACGAGGGTGGCCTGCCGAGCCTGTTCATCGGCGACGAGCTCCACGAGTGGGGCGACATCGGGGACCGCAAGGCCCGCGTCCACACCGTGATCGGCAAGAGCACGAAGAAGCGTCGCACCGCCCGCGGGCCCGGCCGGATCCTGGACCTGTCAACAGCCGGGTTCGACCTGGACCACAGTCTGCTCGGCGCGATGTACAAGCGTGGCAAGCGGGCGTTGCACAACCCTCGGGTCGCGCCGAAGCTGCTGTTCGACTGGCAGGAAGCCCCAGACGGGTTGAACTACGAGCGGGTTGCTGATCGGCGCAAGGCGGTGCGGGCGGCGTCGAAAGCGGCTGGGGTGCTGTGGGACGTAGAGTCCCGCGTCCGGGACTGGGGCAAGCCGGACATGCCCCGGCACGAGTGGATCCGCTACTACGCCAACCGATGGGTCGACGTCGTCGAGGATTCCTGGCTGAAGGACCACCCGGGCGCGTGGGACGCCTGCAAGGGCACCTGGACCTCGGATGACGTGAACCCGTGGGTGCTGGTCGTCGACATGGCGTTGCGGCACGACTCGGTCGCGGTCAGCCGGGTCGAGCGGCTCCCCGACGGCAGGTTCCCGATCACGACGCGGATCTGGCGGGCTGACGATCATGGCGGCCGGATCCCCCATGACGACGTGTGGGCCTACATCAGGTCGAACGCTCGTGGGCTGGGGTTCCGGGGTGTGGTGTATGACCCGCGGTTCTTCGAGGTCCCGGCGCGGCTGCTTGAGGATGATGGGGTTCAGGTGATCGAGTTCGACCAGTCGCCGCAGCGGATGGCGCCGGCATGCGGGTTGGCCTACCAGCTGATCCTGGACCGCAGGATTGTCCACGATGGCGACCCAGATCTGGCAATGCATGTGAAGAACGCGGTCGCGGTTCCCCAGGAGCGTGGTGGGTTCACGCTCAAGAAGGGCAAGTCGAAGGGCCATATCGACGGTGCGGTCACGTTGTGCATGGGCGTCTGGGTCCTGAACGAGGCGCCCGAGAGACCGGCGCCATTTCTGGCCGCGTGGCGCTGACGAAGGGACAGGCAGATGGCAATACGGGCGCTCGAGCGTGTCCCCGTCGACCAGATCGAGGCCGAAGCCACCCAGCTCCAACCCGCCCGGGGATTGCGGACCCTGCTCATCGGCGTGTTCTACGCGATCGGGTGGACGGCGGGGAAGGTCAGCGTTGGTGGCCGGCTGGCGATGGCGGGCATCCGGCGTGGCTGGAAGGACGCCCGCGCCGGCCTGGACGTGCCACATGGCGGACGCTAGCGATGCAAGGGCGGGGTGAGCGGTGGGGCTTCTGGAACGCGTCGCTGAGGAAGCGCGACTTCCACGCCGCCGCGCCGAGCAGCGATCGTCGATCGACCTGTGGCTCAGCGACTATCTGATTCCGGCGGTCAGTCAGTTCACCTACCAGGGCAACGTCTACCCGTTCGGGCTGAACCAGACCTACGCGGGTCAGCGGATCACCGAGATCACCACCTCGCTGCCCGGCTACACCGCAGCGCTGCGGATGTGCCCGCCGGCGTTCGCGGCGCAGCTGGTCCGCTCGCTGACCTTGTCGGGAGTGCGGTTCGTGTTCCGGAACCCGCCGTGGCACCCGTCCACGCCACGCCGGACGTTCGGCTCGAGCGCGTTGGCGCCGCTGGAGCAGCCATGGCGGAACGCCGTGACCGGGGATCTGGTCGGCCGGATGGAATGGCACGAGGGCCTGGCCGGCAACAGCTATACCCATGGCCGAGCGGACCGCGCCGCGCCAGCTGGGGTGAGGCTGCGGGTCCTGCGGCCCGACTGGGTTGGGTTGCTGTATGGGTCCGACCTGGAGCCGGACCATCCTGAGCATGCGTTGGACGGCGAGCTGCTCGGCTACGTGTACGCCAACGGCGGATTCTCGAACCCGTCCCGGATCGAGACGCTCCTGCCGGACACGGTGGCGCACTGGGCGCCGATCCCCGACCCCGAATGCGCGGGGATTGGCATGTCGTGGATCACCCCGGCGATCCGGGAGGTCCAGGCGGACCGGGCGGTCACCGACCATAAGCTTGCGTTCTTTCGGCAGGGCGCGACCCCGAACATGGTGGTCAAGGGTCTCCCGACCGACCTCGGGCAGTTCAAGGAGATCGTGGAGCTGCTCGAGGAGGAGCACGCCGGGGTCGCCAACGCGTACAAGACGCTGTACCTGAGTCAGGGTGCGGACGTCACAGTTGTGGGCGCCAACCTCGCCGACCTGGACCTGAAGGGTGTGCAGGGGGCCGGCGAGACCCGGATCGCGGAGCTGTCCCGGGTTCACCCGGTGATTCTGGGCAGCGCGGAGGGCCTGCAAGGGTCGGCGTTGAACGCGGGGAACTTCGGGATGGCACGGCGGATCTACGCCGACGCGTTCGTCTATCCGATGTTGCAGAACCTCGCCGCGTCGCTGGCATCGCTGGTCCCCGTCCCCGCCGACGCGGAGCTCTGGTACGACGTCGTCGACATCCCGCTGCTGCGGGAGGACGCCAAGGACGCCGCCGACATCGTGTTCGTGCAGGCGCAGGCGATCCGCCAACTCGTGGACGGCGGGTTCGATCCGGCCTCGGCGGTGGCGGCGGTGGTCGGTCAGAGCCTCCAGCAGCTCCAGCATTCGGGGCTGGTGAGCGTGCAACTGAACCCGCCCGGGACGGCGCAGCAGCCAGCGACGAATGGGCAGGGCAACGGGAAGGTGCCGGCGGTGGCCGGCTCACAAGGAGCGTGACATGGCGACGTGCGCGGACTGCGCGGCGCGGGAACACCAGACCGGCGAGCGCGCTGTCGACAACTCGGCGTGGGACGGCCCGGCGGCGATGAGCCGCTGCGCGAACTCCGACACGCCGGGGTCCTGCTACGGGTCGATCTGCGCGGGCCGCAAGAGCGGCGACCCGGCGTTGCAATCAAGCTGGGCGCTGCCGCACCACAAGACCGCAGGTGGCCCGCCGAACGCCGCCGGGGTCCGCGGTGCGCTGTCACGGCTGCCACAGACACAGGGGCTGACCAATGCCACTGCGGCGCGGTCGCACTTGCAGGCGCACCTGGCGTCAATCAACGCTGGCAGCAACTCGGCGGATCCGCCCCGCGACAGCCTGTTCCGGTCGATGGAGCTGGAGCTCCGCGAGGACGGCCAGGGCATGCCGACTCTGTTCGGCCACTTCGCGCTGTTCAACCGGTGGAACGAGATCGACTCATTCTTCGAGGGCCGGTTCCTGGAACGCAACCATCCCAAGTCCATGGACCGCACCTTCGCCACCGAACGTGACGCGATGCGGGTGCTGTTCCAGCATGGCCGCGACCCGATGGCCGGCGACAAGCCGCTTGGTCCGCTCGCCTCGCTGGAGGCGCAGCGCAAGGGCGCCTATTACGAGGTGCCGCTGCTGGATACCCAGTATGTCCGGGAGCTGCTCCCCGGCCTGCGTGCCAGCCTGTATGGGGCCAGCTACCGGTTCCGGGTCCGTGAGGAATCCTGGAACAAGAAGCCGGACCGCAGCGACTACAACCCAGAGGGGCTGCCGGAGCGGACCATCCTCGACCAGTCGGTGCTCGAGCTTGGCCCGGTGACGTTCCCGGCCGAGCAGGACACCACCGCCGGGGTCCGGTCGCTGACCGACCGGTTCCTCGGTTTCGAAGATTTCACCGGGCGGGGAGACCAGCGGATGGCTCCTGGCGGTGACCCTGCCGACCCGTCAGGACACGACGAGGCGGCTGACCAGGAAGCCCTCCATGCCCGTGATCGGGCGTGGCAGCTCAGGAGACGACTGACCAATGCCTGACACCGACGAGCAGACCTCTAACCTGCTCCCCCACACCCTTGAGGACCTGAAGGGCAAGACCCCCGAGGAGCTCCGCAACATCGTCGAGGTCCTGGACGCGCACCTGCGTGATATGCACCAGACCGAAACCGGCGAGCTCCGCGACATGGACACCGACACCCGCAAGGCGTTCGACCTCGGCTGCAAGGTCCGCGAGACCGCCATCGACATGGTCGAGGAGCACGAGCGGATCTCCGCGATCTTCCGCCGCCGCCCCAAGGCGGTCGAGCGGGTCTACGCCAACATCCGCCACGGCCTGGACGACACCGCCAGCGACGTGCGTCGGCTCACCAACCCCGAGGCCCGCGATCGGGCCCTGCGCAACCTGGACGCCGACCGGACCGCGCCAATGTCGGACGCGCAACGCACCGAGGTCGAGCGGCAGATCCGTCGTGACCCCGACATCGCCCGGCGGGTCATCGTCACCGAGAACGAGGACTACCGCACCGCCTGGCAGAAGGCCGTCACCGACCCGCACGGCCCCGCCCTGTGGACCGACGACGAACGCAACGCGATGCGGGCCTGGGACGAGTACCGGGCCATGGGTGAGATCACCAGCACCGCCGGCGGCTTCGGGATCCCCGTCTACATCGACCCCAGCATCATCCTCACCGCCCAGGAAAGCGACAACCCGTTCCTGACCCTAGCCCGGCAGGTCAACATCAACACCAACATCTGGAAGGGCGTCAGCTCCGCGGGCATGACGTGGGCGTTCCAGACGGAGGCGGCGACCGTCACCGATGTCAGCCCGGTCCTCGCGCAGCCGACCGTCACGGTTCACATGGCGCGCGGGTTCATTAGCTTTTCCATCGAGGTTGGGATGGACTATCCCAACTTCGCTGCCGAGATGGCGACGCTGCTGGCGGCCGGCTACGACGAGCTGCTGGTCGACAAGTTCACCCGCGGGTCGGGGACCGGTGAGCCGCAGGGGATCCTCACCGCCCTGTCGGCCAACACCAACGTCCGCGTGCGGGTGCAGTCCAACGGTGTGAACTTCAACCCGGGCGACCCGTACCGGGTGTGGGCCGCGCTGCCGCAGAAGTACCGGCGCGGCTCGTCCTGGCTGATGGGCGTGGACGTCAACAACGCGATCCGCCAGCTCGGCACAGCGAACGTGTTCCACGCGTTCACCGAGAACCTCCAGGCCGAGTGGCTCTCCATCCTGTTCAACAAGGGGGTCTACGAGTCCCCCTACATGCCGTCGACCACGACCTCCACCTCCGCCCCCGATGGCCTCGCGGTCGTCGGGAACTTCCAGAACTACCTGGTCGCCCGACGTGGCGGCATGTCGGTCGAGCTGATCCAGAACCTCGTGGACGTGACCTTCAACAGACCCACAGGTCAGCGCGGCTGGTTTGCCTATGCTCGCATAGGCGGCGGATCGGTCAATGACCTTGGATTCCGTCTGCTCGTCAACACCTGATCCATCCGACAGAACCCTTCGGGTCGCACCCGCGGGGAAGGGAGCCCCGGTTGCAGGTGGCCGGGGCTCCCGCACACCACCTGGAGGACCACATGCCCGACCAGAAGATCTCCACCAGCCCCAAGACCACCCCCGCGCCAGTTGGCAAGCCGCTTGCCCCCACGCTCGCCCCAGCCAGCGAATCCGGCGACCCGGCGGTCCACAAGCTCCTGGCCGACCTCGAGACCGCCCGCAGCAACGGCGACGCCGACGCCGTCAAGGCCGCCCAGGCGGCCCTCGCGGAGCTGGGGTTCGCCGCATGAACATCGTCTACGCGACCGCAACGTTCCGGCACGTCTCGCCGGATGGCGTTGGTGGCATGGTCCATCAGGGCACCCACTGGCCCGCCGACGACCCGGTCGTGGCCGCCCACCCGGAGGCATTCTCAAACGATCCCCGGTATGGGTTGAGTTTCAGCCGCCAGCCGGTCGACTACGACGCGCCGGTTGAGCAGGCCACCGCCGCGCCAGGGGAGCTGCGGGTGACCCGTCCACAGGTTGACGAGGCGTTCGACGAGGCGGACGGGCTCCGCACCGAACTCACCAGGCTGGGCGTGAAGGTCGACGGCCGCTGGAGCCTCGGCCGGCTCCGTGAAGAGATGAGCAGGGTCGGCCGGTGACCACCACCGAGGCCACCGAGGCCACCGAGGCGGAGCAGATCCCTGACCGGTCGAAGGCGGTCGTCATCGCCTACGTCCACTCCAACGAGGTCGCCTACTCCTGGTACCACTCGATGGTCGAGCTGATCGGCTATGACCTCGCCAACAATGGGCGGGTTCTCGCCGGCGGGTATGTCGGGATGCGGTGCGGGACCAGCGGGCTGGTCGAGGCGCGTAACAAGGCCATCCAAGGATTCCTCGAGGAGGGCAAGGCCGACTGGCTGCTGTGGATCGACACCGACATGGGTTTCGCCCCTGACACAGTCGACCGGCTCTTCCAGGCGGCTGACCCCAAGATCCGTCCGATCGTCGGGGCGCTGTGCTTCTCCCAGCATGAGGACGAGGCCGACGGGTCCGGCGGGTGGCGGTGCGCTGCGACCCCGACCGTGTACGACTGGGTGAAGCTGGACAATGGGGAGATGGGCTGGGTGGTCCGCTGGGACTATCCGGTGAACACGCTCACCCGCGTTGCAGGGACCGGCTGTGGTTGCATCCTCATCCACCGCAGCGTGTTCGAGCAGCTGGAAGAGAAATTCGGCCGGGCCTGGTATGACCGGGTGCCGAACACCACCAATGGGCAGCTGATCGGTGAGGACCTGTCGTTCTGCCTGCGGGCCGGGTCGCTGCAGATCCCGATCTTCGTCCACACCGGGGTGCGAACCACCCATCTGAAGGCGGTCTGGCTCGCGGAGGAGGACTACGCCCGTCAGGTCGGCGCGGCGCCGGCCACCGAGGAGACCGCCGTGATCGTCCCGGTGCTGGGCCGCCCGGAGCATGCTGCCCCGTTCATGACCTCGCTGCGCGCCTCCACCGGGCTAGCACGCACCTACGCTATTGCCAGCCCCGATGATGGCGAGGTCGCCGCAGCATGGAAGGCAGCGGGCGCTGAGGTGCTCCTTGGCGACTTCGAGTGGGTCGGCG